GACTCCGTAACAAGAGCGCAAACCAAAGCGACAACGGAAAATAAAAGCTTGGAGAAGCAATGGAAATTATCGAAGACAAAGCAATAGTCTTACGCACAAGGAACCCGCACAAATATAAAGTCATACCAAAACACAAGATCGTCGAGCGCATGGATGGTGGCTACGACGTGGCAGTGTATTGGGGGCTTGATGAAGCGCGGGTGTTGCGTAACCTAGGTGTTAAAAACGTACCATCGCCTATCATTAGGCGCTACGACTGGCCGGGTCGCTACAAACCTATGGCTCACCAGATCGAGACAGCATCATTCCTTACGCTGTATCGCAGAGCATTCGTGTTCTCCGAACCCGGCACAGGCAAAACGCTATCCGCACTATGGGCGGCTGACTACTTGATGCGCTTGAAAAAAGTGCGTAGGGTTCTCATACTATGCCCCCTGTCCATCATGCACAGTGCGTGGATGGGAGACATCAACAACAGCATCATCCACCGCTCGGCAGTTATCGCGCACCATCCGCAAGCTAGTCGCCGTATCGAGATGATTCAGCACGACTACGAGATAGTGATTACAAACTACGAAGGCTTGAACCTGATAGCTAACGAGGTATGTAACGATGGGCGGTTTGATCTTGTGATTGTGGACGAAGCCAACGCATACAAAACACCATCAACCAAACGCTGGAAGGCACTAAACTCTATCCTCACACCCAGCACGTACCTGTGGATGATGACGGGCACACCTGCCTCGCAGTCGCCTGTAGATGCCTATGGTTTGGCTAGGTTGGTTAACCCTGATGGCGTGCCTCGCTTCTTAACAGCATGGCGAGATCAGGTGATGAACAAGATCACAACATTCAAGTGGGCTCCCAAAGCTGACGCCAAAGATAAGGTGTTTGAAGCGCTACAGCCAGCAATACGTTTCACAAAAGAAGCGTGTTTAGATTTGCCACCCGTGGTTACCATGACACGTGAGGTCAAGTTAACGCCCCAACAAGCCAAGTACTACAACCTACTCAAAGAACGTATGCTTGTGCAAGCGGCAGGGGAGACCATCACAGCGGTCAATGCCGCGGCTGGTGTATCCAAACTATTGCAGATCAGTTGTGGCGCGGCTTACACAGACGACAGAGAAGTTGTGGAGTTCGATTCTGCGCCTAGGCTTGCGGTACTGGAGGAGATACTAGAAGAGACCGACCGCAAGGTCATCATCTTTGCTTTGTTCCGAAGCACCATCGACACGATCAGCACCTACCTCACCAAGAAGGGGATTGTCAATGAGTGCATCCACGGAGACGTGACGCCAAGCAAGCGTGGTCAAATCATCCACCGCTTTCAAACAGAAGCCGAACCTAGGATATTGGTGATGCAACCGCAAGCAACAGCGCACGGCATTACCTTGACAGCCGCTGACACAGTGGTGTTCTATGGGCCGTTGATGTCTGTTGAACAATATATTCAATGCTGTGCCCGTGCAGATCGCAAGGGGCAAACTTCCGACAAAGTTACTGTGATTCATATTCAAGGTAGCCCAATCGAGCAACGAATGTTTAAAGCTCTGGAAGGGAAAGTTAGTGATAACTCACTACTAACCCAGATGTTCGACACTGAAATTAAATCTTGAAAGGGGGTTGCAAGCGCTTAGAATTCATGTAAACTGTCCAACCTTAGACAAATAATCACACAGGAGAAGTAATGGAAGAAGAAACGATACCGTTAGATAAGCTGGTAAAAATTTACCGCAAGCTTCGCACGCGCATGACCGCGCTGACCCAAGAGTACGACACCCAAGCGGAAGTACTCAAGGCGCAACAGGAAGAGGTCAAGAACGCGATCAAGGAACAGATGAAGGCGATGGGCGTCACATCAGTTCGCACTACCGAGGGCACGGCAGTTATGTCCGTGAAGACTCGATACTACACACAAGACTGGGATGAGTTTAAGAAGTTCGTACTTCAGCACGAAGCCGTCGAGCTTTTGGAGAAGCGCATTGCGCAATCCAACATGTCACAGTTCTTGGAAGAAAACCCCGGGGTCGTACCGCCCGGCTTGAATTCAACATCTGAGTTCGATATCTCTGTACGCAAACCAACTTAATGGAAATCAAATGAGCAATATTGCAATGTTCAACCCCTCAAACGTCCCTGCATTTGCTAAGAATGCAGTCCTGTCAGCAACCACGTTAGCCTTGGCTGGCGGTGCAAGTTCCGGTGGAGGCATGAAGCGCGTCTCTATCAAGGGCGGTGTGTTCAGACTGCTGTCTAACGGCAAAGAGATCGCATCGATTGATGAGCGCCACCTAGATGTGATCGTGGTTAAAGCTGCCCCCAAAGTCAGCCGTATTTTCTACGCTGGTAGCTACGACAAAGACGCGGCTGCAGCCGCCCCTGACTGCACATCTGCTGATGGCGAGAAGCCTGATGCAAACGTGAAGAACAAGCAAGCCGCAAGCTGTGCCGCATGCCCACAGAACATCGCGGGTTCCGGTAATGGTCAAAGCCGTGCATGCCGCTACCAACAGCGTTTGGCTGTGGTCTTGGCTAACAACCCTGAAGGCGATGTGTTGCAAGTAACTTTGCCTGCGACATCTATCTTCGGCAAGGAAGACGGCGAGAAGCGCCCACTGCAAGCCTACGCTCGCTACATGGCGGCTCAGACGCCTCCTGTTAACTTGGACGCCATCGTCACGCGCATGAAGTTTGATACACAAGCTGAGTCTCCAAAGATTGTGTTTGCCCCTGTGCGTTGGTTGACTGATGCTGAGTACGAGACTGCGCAGAACCAAGCCAACTCTAAGGATGCAGAGAAGGCCGTAGCTGTTACCCCTGCCTTTGCTGATGGCGTTGTCTCGCCTGCACCTCTTGCCATACCCGGAAAGGCACCGAGTTCTGTGACCCTTGGCGATCTGTTTGACGAAGACGACACCGAGGCGATTGCCGTTGAGCGAGCCAAGGTTGCCAAGTCCAAAGCCAAAGCCAAGGCTACTGAGGTGGCGGCCGAAGAAGAGCCCGAAGTGCGTAAAGCCTCGCCCAAGGTTGAATCCGTTCCAGCTAAGAAGGGCAAGCTGGCCGACATCGTTGCTGATTGGGACGATGAGTAAGTACACAGGGGGCTTCGGCCCCCTCTAAAAACATGGCCTATTCACAAAAAATCATTGACGAAGTAGCTAAGACGCCAAAGTCGCTGGGCAACCAGCTTGGGCGTTGGGCGATCCATCTTGACTTTCCGGTCACGAAGATTGCCTATGCGCTCGGCGTCTCTCGACAGACTGTCTACAACTGGTTTACAGGCACGGAAGTGTTTGTGGCCTATCGTGACCGCGTCGAATTCTTAACTCACATAATGAAGACCTCGCACTCAGCGGACGAGGCATGGAGAAAAATATGTACGGAATACAACCTAGATCCCTCACCACGCAAGAGCTAGTTCGGTTTGCAGAAGACTTGGTGCACACCAAAGATGGTCTGCCTAAGAACTGGCAGATGGAACTTCTAAGCCGCCTTGCTGGTTACCCAATCATGGAGCGCCCCACGACTAAAGATTCGCGTCAACTCGAACTCTTTTAAACCGCAAGGACTTCAATGACTCCGCTTGAGTTTTTAGCGGTCGTTTTGCCGTCGCCAGAATTTGGCCGGTACTGCGTAGCAGAGCTTGTAAGGAAAGAGCACGCCTTTGTGCGGACTCTGGAAGAAACTACAGCGCCAATCAAACGTTGGCACGACAGTAAGCTGGATATTTTCTTTGCCTTGGCCACCTTTGGTGACGAGGAAAAGCGCTTGGCTACGAACGCTCGCTATATTAAATCCTTGTTTATCGACATGGATGGATACGCATCGAAGAAAGATGCGGCACAAGCTCTCAGTGCGTTTTTAGAGAAGACTGGTATGGATGCCCTAGGCAACCCCTATGTCGTTGCGTCTGGTGGCGGTTTGCACTGCTACTGGCCGTTGACTGAGGCTGTACCGATCGACTCTTGGAAGCCCGTGGCTGAGAACTTTAAACGCCTGTGCAAACAGGAAGCTTTGGCTATCGACATGACTGTGACGGCTGACGCCGCCCGCGTCTTGCGTGTGCCCGAGACTACAAACTTCAAGAAGAAGTACGCAACGCCGCGCCCCGTGCGCATACTGTCTGAGGGCGATGTGTTCAGCTTCGAGGGGTTGGCTTCCCTGATAAGGGAAAAACTAGCAGGCTCAATCTACGAGGCGCAACCCATGCCCAAACTAGATTTGGCCGGCACTCGTCCGTCTGCTGCTCCTTCTGCGACAAGCGTCAAGCTCTTTGAGAACAGCGTAACCAAGTTCAAACCAATTTGGCTGGCTACGCAGAACGATCGTGGGTGCGCCCAGCTTGCGCACTACGTTGAACACGCAACCGAAGAAGGCATGGAGCCGATCTGGAGGGGTCTACTGTCATGGGCTAAGGTCTGTGAGGATGGAAACAAAGCCGCGGTGTGGCTGAGCAAGATGCACCCGTATGAGCCTGAGCGCATGAACCAAAAACTTCAGAGCATCAAAGGCCCATACCCTTGCATCAAGATGGACTCCGAGAACCCCGGCGTGTGCCCCACATGCCCACACTGGGGCAAGATTACTAACCCACTGATCCTAGGTCGTGAGTTGGCAGTCGAGGTCGAGGAGAAAGAAATCGAGGTGAAGTTGACAAGTGACAGTGCCGTCACTGCAACGGAAACCATCAAGGTCATGCGCCCAACACCACCACGCGGGTACTCCTATGGAGCCAACGGCGGTACGTTCATGGAGCGCACAGTAGAGGATGACGAGGGCGTTAAGTCCAAGAAGCAAGTCATGCTACTACCCTACGAACTGTTTGTTGTTGACATCCTCAACAGCAACGGGGATCACACAGTACACCTGATAGCGCTCAAGCCTGATGGTGCAGTGAACATAACCATGGCGCAGAAAGCCGTGGTCAGTAAAGATGAGACTGTTAAGGCGTTAGCCAATCAGAATGTGGTGGCCGCTTTTGGCCACAACAACGACAAAAACCTATTTGAATATGTGAGGGCATGTGTGGAAGAAGCTAGTACAAGCAGACCTGCTATAAAGGTTCCTGACAGCTACGGCTGGCAGGCAGACAATACTTACGTGTACGCAGGGCGTATCTTCAGTAAGGGTAAACCCCCAGTCAAGGTTCCAATGCCGGGTCTGGAGAACATCACAGTAAACACCGAACCCAAGGGAACCATTGAGGCTTGGCGCGACTTCATCAACATGTTGATCGCCAAGAAGATGTGGGGGCACATAGCCATAATCCTTGCCGGTGCTGGCGCACCTTTCATGCGCTTTACAGGCATCTACGGGATGACATACCACTGCGCTAGTACCGAGTCTGGTACAGGCAAGACGCTGTCTCTTGAAGCTGCTGCTTCAGTATGGGGACACCCAACGCACTATCGTACAGGTAAGAGTACTTCGCCTGTGGCTATGCAACAACGTCTTGGGCTTCTTAACAGCCATCCGCTTATCACGGACGAGATCACCGCCAAGAACCGAGCCGCCCCTGAGTGGTTGCCTGAGTTCCTGTTGGATATGACCGAAGGCCGTGGCAAGGAGCGTATGGAGTCTGGCTCCAACAAGGAACGCCTGAACCTCTCGACATGGATGACTGTGTGCTTGATGTCATCTAACACGCACGTTGTGGACTACTTGACCGGTGGGCGTAACCACTCATCAGAGGGCGAGCTTCGCCGCCTGCTTGAGTTCACGTTTGACGAAGCGCTGACATGGGAGCCGCATGAGATTGAGATCATCAAGTCTTTGCAGTTTAACTACGGCGTGGCTGGCTACAAGCTAGTTGAATACATGGTTGAGCATGTCGATGAGTTCCCTACATCTGTGCGTGAAGCGGTTGCCGCTATGTACACGGAGTTCAACGCGACCAACGATGAGCGCTTCTGGATGGCAAGTATCGGAACCGCAGTCCATGCGCGTAATGCTTTCAAAGAGGCAGGTATTGTGGACATCCCACTGCGCCCCGTGCTGAACGCGTTTAAGAAGGTTGTGACGGCCATGCGCTCTAGCATGAAGCACAGCTTGCGCACCGCAGAAGACGTGCTAAACGCTTACACTAGGGAGAGCTACGGCAGTTTCGTGGTTATTAAACCTAGCACTGGCGGCTTGATGGCAGAGCTTGGTAGTGGCCAGATGATTGACCAGACGATTACACGCAACAAGATTCTTGGGCGGGTAGAGCATGGCGTAACGCCCGGCTACATCGACTACTTCATTGAAGAGACACTGCTGAAGTCTTACTGTGCTTCTATGAGTTTTGGTTACGCTTCGTTCAAGCGCCAGCTTGAGGACACGTTTCAGGTTGAGTATCTCAGGAAGAACATGACCTCCAAGACCAAAGGCCCCGCCATGCGGGTTCCAGCAATGCGTGTCAGACGTAAGATGGACGAGCTAGATGAAAGTATCATCAATCCGCTTCCCGTGGGAGACGCTTGAGAAAGGGCAGGGGTTCTTTATCCCCTGCCTAGATACGGACGAAGTTCGTGAAGTAGGGCTGCGCAAGGCAGTCCTGTGCCGAGTACTGGATGCCCGTGCCATCACGGGCATCCACGAGGGCTTTACTGGGGTTCTGTTCTATCGACTGCCGCGCGCACCATCGAAGACAGCTTGATTTTCATCTGCCGTATCTCGGCCAGTCTCTCACGTTTCTCTTCGGGCGTAAGGCTCGAGGCACGCACGGCACGCTCATACTGGGTCAACTCGCCAATCTGCTTGGTAAAGTCGCCAGAGATTTCGCCTAGCATGTACTCTCTGCCACGAGTCTCGATAAGCTCAAGCGCCTTGGATTTCTCACCGCGCTCGATGTAATCGTCCACTGTCTGCTTGACCTTGGCAAACTCGTTCATACGATTGAATGTGCTGTTGATAATCTCGCCAGCATCGTTGGGCTGGAACGCCCCGCCAATCAGTGCACGCTCAGACAAACGCTTATAGGTCTTCTCAGGCGATCCTTCGGAAGAGAAGGGGGAGCTAACCACTTGCAAGAACGCCAAGCCCATAGTGCCGGTGTAGCCCTTGATAAACTCCTCAACCTTGACAGGAGAAGCGCCAACCAAAGAGCCGTAAGCCTTGGCAATCTCAGTGGTGTTCTCACGGAACTGCGCTTCTGGCAACAACTGTTGCTCGCCCTTAGACAGAATGTCGCGCCCTGTGTAGAACGATTTGCCAAGCGAAGTCTCGATGATAGGCTTCATGGCTTGCGGTATGGGCAGTAGCGTAGGAACCTTAAACCCGCCAACATCGATTGTGGCCATGCTAGTACCGCCGGGAATAGTCTGGATCAAAATTTGGTTAAACGCTTTGACCGCCTCTTCGCTTCCATGCTCATTCATCATAGAGTTGTACAGCGCCTCTGGCAAAGCCTTGAAGATGTAGCCAATCTCAAACGGAATCGGTATACGAAGCGGCTCTTCCACACCGGGGATACGCACAAACCAATTGCCATACTTCTGATCGGGCGTAGCGTTCTTGTAAGCTTCGTCGTCCTGCATTGAGGCAGCATACGCCAGCGTACCAGCGGCAATCATCAAGCCACGGGTCAACAACTTCTCCTGTATCTTCAAGCGCTCATTGAAAGGCAGGTTACCTGTCATGGCTTTGTATAGCACATTCAGACCTTGGATCTGTGCGTTGAAGAACGGGATCAGTGAGTTAGCCCAGTGGATGCTAGGTGACGCACCGCGCTTGTTAAAGTTCATGGACTCAAGCGCCATGTACGTGGCTTCCATCTCAGACAAGCCCTGTTTGATGTAGCTGTTGTATTGGGCGCGTCGTGTAAGCGCATCAGCTTCCATAGAGATAGCTTCTGCCCTAGACAGTAGTTCGGAGAACACGCCCCTGCCAGCCGTAATGTCGCGCAAGATTTTGGTTAAGTCTTCGCTACCGCCAGTAAACACCTGACCGCCTGTGATGCCTCGGCTCTCTAACGTGCCCTTGGTTGCGCTACCAATCTCTTTAAGCGCTCCAGTAACAGGGAAGAAATCAGCACCGGTCAATAGCGGGGCAGCTAAAGAATCACGGAACAACTGCCTAGCCGCATACAAAGGCGATGC